GTCACTTATTCAATCCATCTGTTTCAATCTAAGGTAAACTATCCTAGATTCTTTAGTCGTTTCAAACATATCTTTAGCATACTTATTGAAATGATTCCAAGCAGTACCTCTTGTAACCTTTGCTTGGTCTTCATAGGTCTTGAGCATTCTTTCTTTACGAACCCATCCTTCACCACGAGAATCATCAAAGTCAACTTTACCAGTATTTTGGAATGATATAGTGAATTTTTGTCGGTATTCTGTAACTTCTGTCTTTTTGAATCCAACTTCAACTTCATCTTCAAGCCAAAGGATTAGATTTCTTGTAAGGTCGTAAAGAATATCTTTAGCCATATCTACGTGCTCACCAGTTACAGTCCAAGAATTATCTAACATAGCCATATGTGTCGCAAAGATGACCGTATAATTTTCAACTGCTGGCATGAAAGATGCCACAACCTCACCTATACCGGGTGCAAGACCGTTAAGAAGAGTATAATAATCATCTATAGCATCGAAACAGGCTGAATAAAATGTTTCATCTGCGTTAAACATCTCATGCATATGCTTCTGAATTAATTCTTCTTGCTCACTTCTAGGCATGGATTCCCATTCAATAAAAGTAGTTTCACTCAAATTCAATAATCGGTCTCGTAGATTCTTGGTCAAGTTATTGAAATAATCTACAATCTCTTGGTAATCAACCGCTAATTTTGGTATCTTTTTGTAGGCAGCATTCATCCTTAGATTACTAACTTCTCTACGCTTTTCAGTATCCCATTCACCCCAATATAGTAGAACTCTTTGGAAAATACCCTTTGTTAAGACGTAATCTTTTACACCCTTTGGAGGGAAAGTTGTAATCCATAAAGATACCAATGATTCAGTTTCGATTCTACCAGCCTTTGTGTGCTTGACTAGAATGTTGTTGTTACTACCTACAGGGTTACACGCTGATTGGAGATAAAGAACGGTTTCTTGACTATGTTTATTTGGGCTTAGAATGATACTTCCTTCATCGAAATTTAAGACCTTTCTCCCATCAAGAAGACCCTCTTTCAAAGTCTTGACGTGTTCTCCGTCTTCGTCTATATTTTCTTCCCAACCACCAATCAAAGCAGCATCTGTTCCAGTTGTGTACATATCAGTAGGGATTTCAGCATCTCGACAGATATCCCCCATAAATTCCCAAGCAACAGACTTACCACTTCGGGAAGGTTGAATCCAAAAAACGTGTACTCTTGGGTCTATATGACTAGCACCCCAAGGTATGCGTACATACGGTACTGCTGCTTGTCCTTGTAAAAAGAAAAAGGAAAGCATTCCCGGTATGTCGTTCTTCATTGATGTTTGCCCAAAATGTTCCAAGTAACCTTGGAAAATCGGGAACTTCTTCACTGCTTCATATTCTGTGTAATTCCTCATAATTTGACCCCTACGAAGGTCAGCCTATAAGTATATTGTATGGACTATACATCGGACAGTTGGATTCATCGTCTTTTTCTTCTCTCCACGTGTATTGGCTCTTCGCTTGTTAGTGCCTGAACTATGCGTTTCCTCAGTACCTCTCCTAACCCTTTCACCTGTTTCAATGATTCAGGGAAGCACATTTCTTCTAAACTACCACATTTTTCTAGTAAATTATCTACAGTTTCTTTCCCCAAGCCGGGTATTGCTAACAGCATATCAGCCCTCACATCATTACTAGCGACTCTTCTGATTGCTCTTGCACCATGAGAAGACGCAGGTTTGTGTAATTTATCATGAAGTTTGACTATGAAAAGTGAAGCCTCGCTCATGTTTGGTGTGTAGAAAACCTGACACTCAAAATCAGACATTACCCTAGCAATAGTACCGAGTAGTTCATTTTGCACTCTAGTGTAGGTAACTTTACGCCCATTGTTTTTAGCCATTGCAACATACTTTTCTATTGTACCATGAATCACTAAGAAAAAACGCTCGTAGTTTGAATCCATGTTTTCTAATTGCCGCCAAAGATGCCCGCTATGGCTTGACTGGAAAAAGTCGGTTATACTCTTAGCCTCAACACACGCACTACCTAGAAGATAATCACCCACAACTAGAGGTTGTTGTGAAACTGCTAAACCTGCCTTCTCAGCCTTTCGTAAAACAGAATCATATAGTGGTCCTCTTTCATTAGAGTCAATTATTAGATTTGGTTTTGGCATTTAATTTCCTCCATTAGATATCCTCAGCCGTTCCATCATAGAATTTACATTTACCAGTGCAAAGCCCATCAGTTATGATAGTCCTACACATACCCGCGTTATATCCGTTATTAGAAGAGCCACCAAAAACTAAACTTTCGACTTGTAAAGTGGTAGTAGACAAATCATAATCTACCCAACCTTGTCTTGAAATTACATCAACGATGAAATCTACGTGCTTTGCCTTTTCTTCATTTGATACACTATCAGGTGGGAAAAACCACCGTAGTCTACTTGCTAAGTAAGAGGCGAAGTGTAGCCTAGCCCTGTGTGGCGGGTTTCCTTCACCCATAGCAGATTGCGCTAAGCATGGAAGAATTGTAAACCCATCAATTGACATATCAGGTAAGTCACTAATCTCTCTCTTCTTAGATTTGAAGATGGTTTTTCTTTCAGGTAAAACCAGTTCTAATGCTTGAGAACCATGTTGGATATACCCATCTTGTGATTCTTGGGCTTTATCCAATAATTCCATGTGTGTGCTATTGAGTAGAACTTCTGAGGTCATCGGGATACTCCAACACCCTCTTTTACTATTGTAGGAGTTAGGAATTCTAATCATACCAGCGGTATCAAAAGCAACGGTAGGGTCATTACAAAACAAATCTAGTTCTTTATGCCATTTTGAAAGAACAATTCTACCAGCGTCTTTTACCCTAGCAACATCAATTCCATTACTGGGTGTGAAAGTCTGTTGGAGTGGTATCCAAACGTGGAAGCCCCCACCACTAAACCAAATGTAATGCAGTAAATCTTTTTCAGAAAGAAATAGATGTAGTCTTTTCACTTGTTCATGCATCACTTCAAAGGGTACATCTTCTCCTCTCTTTCTAAAATTCTTACAATCAAAGTCACAAACAAAGTGACGTATAATCGGTGTATTGTAATCTACTCTATGGTTTCTAGGTGGGGTTAAACCACGATATCCGTAGGCAGTAAAGAAAACGTTGCCGCTTCCATTTTTTCCTTTCCAGTATCTTTCTAGTTCGTTCCAATCTTTTACTAATCTTCGATAACCCTTTTCACCATCAGCCCCAATTTCCAATACTTCTCTTGGGAAATCAAGCGTGATGAACGCCATTATATCATGCAACCTTAGTCAAGATTTTATCCAATAGTCGCTCAATTTCTTTAGGTGATACCCTTTTCCTGTTAAGAGTGAAATGATAACTTTCGTAGCCATCAACTTTGTCAATACCTAACTCAGTGTAATCATCCAAGGTGGTTTGTGAAGTTTCCTTTACAATCATATCTTTATCACCTAATATCCCAAAATCAACAAGTACTTCTTTATGTGGTTGATAATGTCTGTTCATTGTTTCTATCGTCTTCTTTATTAGTAATTCTACAGTTCTTTCTTCTATCATAATTCCAACTCCTGTTGTGTCCATGCGGGGCAAATATGCATGAAATCACACCACGCACATTTGAAATCGTTTCTTTCCGCAGGAAAATCCATGTCAAGGTGGGCCTTGACTAATTTTTTCAGGCGCTTTTCAACAGTTCTTTCTGCATACTTCGCCTTTCTATCTGAAGTTGGCTCAAATTCCCAAGCAGCGGCATCGCCATTGTTTATGTTGCCGCCGGGAAATTCCCAACCCCAATGTGTAATCGGGAGATATTCTCCGTGTTGACTACACTCAAGCATCATTTTGTAAAATTGCATTTCAGCCCTTAACTTAGTTGCTGTTTTTCCTTTCTTCCATTTTCCAGTTTTCAATTCCATGAGGATGTATCCTTTATCATCCTCAAAGATACGGTCAATAAAACCCCGCATATGAATGGGTACTGGAGTCCCGTCAACCTCTACAATACGAGTGGCGTGTACTTCGGCTTCGTTCCCAACTGGAAACCAATCAATACCTTTAGTGGCTACCAGTCTATCGAATTGCCAATCAACCCATGTTTGGATTTGCTCATCTTCGCCATATAGATATGGGGATGGGGGCTTTGGAATAATGTCGTGAAGCATTTGCCGAGCCATATTCATGTTACCTGACTCTATTTGCTCTAGAATATCATCTATGTAGTTGACCGCCTCTTTCCAAAAGTATTCAGTCATATCGTGTACATTGTTTCCACGAATATGGTGGTCCTTTTCTTCTTGTTGTAGTTTCATAATATTTTGAAAGAAATATTGTTTCGGACACCAATCAAATGTACCGACACTACTTTTCGTAACTCGTAAAATTTCATCTTCCATGTCAGGAGACCAAGAGTAGGTACTCTTCGCATAGGATTCTTTCATATCTTCAAACGGATAATCGTCAGCCTTAGCCAACTTATCATCGCCATTAGGATTCCATCTCATCACCAAAGACCCCCTTGATATGGAAAATTCTTAACACTTATGTGTTTTCCCTCTTTTCTTAATCGAATACATTTACCGCAAATAGTCGTATGGCGACCTTTAGTACGAGGTTTCATTTCTTTACAAATTTCACATTTGTATTTCTTCATTCCTGTTCCTCCATTTTCGCAAGCCTTCCCTCAATGAATCCCCTCTTTAAATTGAACATCCTCTCATTCAAAGCCTCACCTTCTAGTCTTTTCTCTTCGTCTTCAATCAGCCGCTGGAGATAGACACAAAAATCCAACGCTTCCTCTTGGGCATAAATTAACCAATCCAGTGTTGAGAAATCTGTTCTCTCCATCGTGACACCATACTTTCTCTTACCGACTTCTGCTCTTTCCAGTATTTTCTTACATACTTCATCTTCTATTCTACTCATTAAAACCACCTTAGTATTTCATTTCGCTTTTGTACCATTTATCTCCACATTCAGAACATAACCCTTGGACTACCCATTGACTATTAGCAGTGCATTTACCGCAATCAGCGCATTTACTGTAATGCCCCATTACCAATACACCGCCGGTTGTTCTTGTGGTGATGCAGCCTTTTCCATATCCCAACCCATTACACTGTACACTGGTTGGATTTTGGCCTTCACCATTTTTTCTACGACCACATCATAGTCAATTGAGAAGTCTTTGATTTCATCTTCTTCCCTGAAAGCCACTACGTTAGCAGGGAATGATTTGGTTTCACCGGATTTAGCAACAAAGTGAAAAGCGCTTGTGTTTTTCTTCTCTTTTGGAAATGATACCGAATCGGGTAAGCCTTCGGGTACGGCATTGATGTACACCCATTGTGCCCCATCTCCCGGTCTGAATGGGTTATCGGTTGCAATATTTTCATTGTAGTATTTAGCAGCCCTCACAGGCATAGGAACGTTTGCTGTATAGTTATTCATACTCTTCTTGATTCTACCATAAGGGCTTAAGTCTTTTATTGGTCTTTCACCATTTAAAATTGATTTTACTATCGGTCGTATAGCCGCAGTAACCTCTTCTTCTTCTGCACCCTTACCAACTAAGTCAAATAAAACACCTTGTGTTTCTTTACTGATTGGTGCGGCGTTAGAAGCCTTGATTTCAAAACCACTAACTTTCATTTTACCTTTATCAGACTCAGGCCAAGACTTGATACCAAAGTATCTATTTTTCGTTTCAGCGCTAATCCAGTAATCGAAGTATGCTTCTAATTCTACATCCATGTAGGGCATATCCAATTGTTTTCTAGATTCTTCAGTCAGATGTGCTGCTAGGTTTTCTGCTTCATCAAATGGAACTTGAATGAATGCGGAATCGGTATGCCCATACAACCCACGATAACCTTGCCTTTCACTTTCAGCAAGTAGGAATTTAATACTCTCTCTACCCATGTATGTAATAGTGCGACCTATATCTAAATCAGACCACATACCACCTATTTTACCCATAGATACCATACCATAGAGTGCGTTTACTGCAACTTTCGTTGCGGTTTGAAGCATATCATATCCTAATTTTTCATTAGTATCTGTCGCTTCGTACATTTTCTTTTTGTAATCTTTTCTTAATGCGAGCATTTCACTCACAACGCTTGGAAGTAATCCCGCTTCGTCTTGTGACCAGTGAGTACCATTACCGGGAGATTTAATATTACTACCAGCGTTTTGTTTTTTAGTTTCCCAAGATAAATTCAGACTCAGTATAATATTCGGATACAGAGAGGCATAGTCTACCAGCGCCACACCTTCATGCCTTCCCGGTATCGGGTCAGGGATATACGCCGCCTGTAATTCTTCACGATTCTGCGCTTTAGACGATGGTGCTTTCAAATCCGTTCTTCTTCCAATTAGACCTCTAAAGTATCTAGTAACTTTGTAGGTACTACGAAATCCAACACCACATAGTTTCATCATGGCTACATGGAATTCAACGGCGTGTAGCATCTCATCAATGTCTCTTAGCAAAGTTGTATCCACTAAACAATAATCAACGAAGTCATCGAAGTAATCATACCACCCATTGTGAACAGTCATACCTTCGATTCTATCTGTTAGTTTCTCTCCTAAGTCTAAACTTTGAGCCACCCAGTTAAGGCTACGGCTAGACATTTGCCCTCTACCGGACTTCTGCCATATCGCCTCAAAGCCACTACCTGTAATCCCTCTAGCCGCACTATCGAATACTATCCTACCCTTAATCGGTTGAGCGGATTCATCGTACCCTGTATCCTTTCTAGGAGCGATTACTTCACCAATCGGACTCAATCTTGACGGGTCTTTCAGCCTTCTATACAGATGTGGTATATCCGCCCAGTTTCCGGCGTGTGCTACAAGAATATCAGGGTCTCTTTCGTCAAGGTATTGTAAGAATCCCTCATGCATTGATTCTTCGTTTAGATATAATCTAAGTTCATACCCACCATACCTATCTATCCATTTTGTATGTTCACTCATCAAATCTTGCTTCCAAGTGAACACCACAGGGTGTGGCGCTTGATTATCTACAACAGCCATTACGGTGGTGAAATCCTCTTTGGTGTCCCACTCTAAATCGAAGTACCAAATACGAGGATGGAAATCAGGAATACCATCAGGGTAGTTTTGTATCAAATACTGGTCTGTATAGATTAAATCCGCTTCATATGTATGTGGGTACTCATCTTTGATATTCCACAAATGGTTAGGATGAGATGCTGTTAGTTTTATCAACGGTACTCCATCTATTCCTACTGCTGTTTTTGTTCTGTCAATATTTACACCCGGATATCTAGATTCTATCCTATGTATGGTAGCATCAGTTATTCCTGCGTCTACCCAACAAGAAGGGGATATGTAGTCTTCATCCCCCTCTTGTAATACCCTCTCGTGCAATACACCATCACCATCTCTTGTGCGCTCATAGATGAATGGTTTATCAGAATCTGAATTCCATTCTCCGATACGAAGAGAGCCACGAGGTGTATTGAATACACGAGACTCAGGCGTAAAGTAATCCACTATCATCAAATCACGCTTCTTGGATTATTATCAATAGTGTATTTTCTTGTTCAATAATCAAAGGTAGTGATTCACCCATGTGAAAAGTAGCAGCGCTTTCTTCAAGCATTCCAAGACAGTCAGTAAACCAATGCCCGAAATCACTCTCTACAGTACCCATTGGTCCTTGAGAATTCGATACGGTTAATGTGGAGAAAATACGAGGGGTATGTTTCTTACCCATAGCAACAGCAAATTCACTCTCATCAGCATTTACTGATACTGTAATTCCGTGGTTCCCAACAATATCTTTCATCTTAGCAATATCGAGTAACTCAGAAGCGGATATATCACCATGTGTGGATATCTCAAGTTTCTGCGGAGTCCAAGTAGTCCACATAGTATCTTTCGCCTCGGCAATTAATTTATTTATCAACGGCGTTTTTGTATGTGAAATAATGGTATTACTTGTTGGAAGTTGTAACTTTGTGCTACCACCATTAACATACAAAGTCTTACCTGACCCCATTTGTCTTATCAAGATACTATCTTTACTTATCTTTTTGCAAAAAGAAACTAACTTTTTCAAATCTGAAATATCTATTTCACCTTCAGTTTTTATTGAGTTAGCCTCAACAGCCATTGATTTTTTCAAATAGTGTGTGGAAAATCCTACTTCTGCTGAAATAGAATCCTCAGATGCTACAATTTTCAAATCCTCAGTTTCCCCAAAAGAAGAAAGGAATTGAAGGAAATCTTTTCTATCTAACTCTACTTCTGTCATATTTCACAAACTCCCATCACTTAGTTCAGGAAGACCGACCCATCGGGCTGGCTTTCCTGTTTCTGTAACAAGTATTGTTCTTCTTTGTCCCTGTAGTTCTGCATTAGTTTTACTCTTATCAAAGGTGACTGTATACTCGCTCTTGATAATTTCACGCTTTTCTTCATCATAAGTATCAACTCTTTCGCACATCAAAATTTGATACACGTAATTGTTCGTTGATTTCTCACAATCAGGTCGCCACTTAGCACCATCTTCGTTTTTACCGAAAGAATAGTTTGTCATTCGTAAGTGGGTTTCCCAATACACCTGACAACCTGCTGACACTAACTGCTTTGATAGAGCGGTCAATTGATGGAATCTAGTCTTACGAATAGCCCAGTCCCACTGATGGCCCACCTTAACGTTCCAGTCAGCCGCTTCGATACCGTCACGAGCCAAATTTAGGTCTTCGATTCTCATACAGTTAATCGCAATCGAATCCCAAAGGTCTATCCCTGTTACTAGAAGACCCCAAATTCTTTCACCATCATAACCATCATCGTTCTGCTTTCGGGCTGTATCCACAGCGAATTGCATGATATTCATAACACGGTCGTGAGTGCCCGGATAATCATATGCAGTTCTGTTTCCAGTTTGCATAACCCAAGGGTTCCAACATCTAATTCTATCGTTGTTTGAATGGAATGCGGTTGTAGTACCCACCCCACCACCATCGAAATCTAAAATCCAAAGTTGGTCTTTTCCTTTGCTATCATTCTTACAATGTTTATCGAATGCATCTAAAACAATCGCAGTTTTTCCTGTGTTTTCGTGTCCAGCAATCAAGGCGAAAACCGTAGTTTTCGGTTGATTCTTGTGCAGTGATTGCAACTCACTTCTCAAATCTGTGAATGGGTCATTACTATTTACAACAGGTGTGGTTTTATTTTCAGTAGTAGGTAGAGGCTTATCGCTCTCTTCTCTATCTTCTTGAATACGCTTTGCTGCACCAAAACCCGCCATCACTCATCACTACTCGCTTTATTCAAAGCCTCAATGTTAGAAATCAATTGTTGCCCAGCACCCATTACTGTGTTGGCGTATTGTTCCAACAACTGTAATTGTAATTGTTGCCTAGCAACTTGCTTCTCTAACATCTCCACAATTTGCATCTGTTCTTGCAAGCGTTCAGCCAATGCTTCATTTTCTGCTTCTATTTCTGTTTTTGTTTTACTCATATTCTTCACCTCAGTTAAATTGCTCCTGTCCAGTGTTTCCACCACTTACTCTACGGCGGATTCTTCTTGGGTCTGCATAAACACCAAAGACATTTAGTTTGGGATTTCTTTCTCCATCTCTTACCGTCATACCGATTCTACCGATTACGTAGACAGTGGACTTTTCAGCCCATTCAATTTCGGATACATCATCACGAGCAATGAACGGTTTTGAGTTATCGTGACAAGCACTACTAACCCAACACGCAACCTCAGATGCATTACTTTGTCCATATTGACTTTGTAAAGCAACCGATGTTAGACTGAATACATAATTTCTACCGGACTCGTCATACTCGGTTTCTCTAGGCTCAGTAGAAAGTCGTGTAACTGTACCCTTAGTGATTACAATAGGACCAGCCCTATTTTGTTCTCCGTTTATCTCAAAGGTACGAGAGCCTGATTCGTATGCTTCTTCTAAATCCTCAAGTGGTGCATAGAAAGGATGCATATCAGGGTTCACCAAGAAGCGACCGGGGTGAAGGAACTTCTTCTCATCTTCACCAACGAAGTCGTAAGTATAATCAATAGAATCCTCAAAACCAGCGGATATACCAAGTACATCCTTGTATGCATCAGAAGCATTTTCGTTTGGTGGTCTCACAAATATCTTACATGGTTCACCAATCTTAACTTCTATTTCAGTAGCATCTCCTACACAGTCAACACGCCACATCTTGATATCTTGCTCAAACTTATCTTCCTCGTTACCTAGGAAATAGTAATGCCTACCCATCAAAGTAGAAGGCATTGGGCGACCAGTGGATGAACCCACCAAACAGATGTATTGACCGTCTGCTAGGAATCCAAGTACCGGCGGTTCGTCTACTGGTTCAACTGTATCAATAGAGCCATTCGCTGTGGTAATCTTCCATGTGTCACCATTCTTTTCGTAAACACCAATCCTACCACTATCAATGGCGGCATTTGGGTCTCTTGTGAAATCAATCGCTGCACGATTTCTCATGCCTTGTCTGCGGTCTCTTTTTGTACCATCTACACCGATAAAGCAACCCACAAAGGTTACAGTGTTAGCACCGCCACCCATTGTTGCTCTTCGGGTTTGTACTAAGATTTGTTCCGACCAATCAACAAGTAGGTCTTCATCTTCATCAGCCCAATCTTCACAGCCATATTCGTCTCGGATAGAATCAAGATAGAATTTCTCTACCTTTTCTATGCTCTCTCCAACTCTCTCGCTGTGCATTTTCAGCCGTAGCATTACCCCTTCAGGTAGTGTTTTACCACCACCCTCACGAGCAAAACCGGCTACTTTCGTTTCTTCTTCTTCTGTTTTATCGTATTCATATTCATCTGTCATTTTATCATCATCTCCCGCCTAAGTTGGGCTACGAAACAATCCATGAATGCGGCATCGCTGTCCGGCCACTCATAGATTCGACTCATCATATCTCCGTAAACTGCAAGAACACTCCACAGTTTGCTGTTACCATCTTCATCTGAAATATCAAAGAATGTTGAAATGTTGTTGTAAAAAGACCGCATGATAAAAAAGCGGTCACGTCCTAATCCTAACGCTTTGTGGAAACCGATTCTCATTTCCATCCACTCGTTATCTGTGCTAGCAATCGCAGCATCAGTTATTACGTCTAATTCGGAAACTTTAGTTTCTAATGCTCCTATCTCTTGAGGTGTGCTTTCCAACACATTGACGCAAGAGCGCAAATCTCCACCTAACATATGTATTAGTCTAGGGAAATGCTGTTGCCAGTCCTCTAGTATGTCCTGTGGGACATTTACTGTCCTACACACGTTAGAGAGATGTGTCGCCCCTTCTTGTGGTGAAAGTGGTTTGAAATTGTATATCGAACATCTGCTCTTTATTGCTGGTCTAATCTTCTCAACATTGTTTGCCGTGAGAATGAATAAACAATTACCAGCGTGGTTTTCAATAATCTGTCGAGCAGCGTCTTGGGCGGCTGATGTCAAACCGTCGGCTTCATCAAGTAAAACCACTCTTCTTTTTGCCCCAAGAGGTCTACTTGATGCTAAGGTTCGCAATTCAGTTCTAACAAATTCAAGACCTCTATCATCAGAAGCGTTTGTTTCAACAAAATTCACTGGGTCAAAAAAGTCACCAAGCGCGGAACGAGCAATGATTCTTCCGGCAGTAGTTTTTCCTACTCCGGGTGGACCTTGAAGGAGAATAGCATCAGGCCACTGCTGTTTGGCTTCCCAAAGACCAGCCTCATAAACAAATTCCTTCTGCCCAACTAGTTGACCTAAGTGGATTGGTCGTGCAATTTCATTCCATGCCATGTTCTTCAACTCCATTTATTGTTTCCTTTAAATACCCCAACTCAATATTATCGAATTCTTCTGCCCATTTTACTATGTTATCGAATGTTTTTGGAAAAGGATTGTCTAACACAAACTTCAGTTGTTCGATTCCTAACTGGTCGGATAACTTATTTTCTAAATTGGCTTTTTCTATCAAAGAAAACCACATCTGAATTTCTTTTTTGTTGTGGTATTCTTCCTTGAGTGAAATACCTACTGTCTCTAATTGCTCTTCAACTAATTCTAACAATTCATCTCTAGGCTTTGCGAATAGAGTTCTCCACCAAATGTATTTTCGTAGCCTAAAACCAGTCGGGGTTTGAGTACTTCTAGTCATACTAGCGTGGAACTTCAAGTCGCTAATGATGAACCCAAGTGCAAAAGACCAATCATCCATCTATTCATCATCTCCGAACATTAAATCTACTATTTGTGTGATATCAGATATCCCCAAGTCATCACGAACCGCAACAAGGAGAGGGCTTTCGATGTTGATTGGTTCATAAGTTATTCGTGGGGTCACCACCTCAACCGCTATACAATCGGTATCGGACACGTTTTCCCAAGTATTCTTTGGAATGAAACCAGTTCTTCTCTTGATAGAAAATAACAACTGTGGTGTTAAATCATCAAAGGCTTCCATCTCACCTACAATGACGTAATCATCTAAACCATCAAGTGCTGCTACACGAATAAATAAACGACCTTCGTTTTGTTTCACCTGTTGTAATCTGAATATCTTGCGAGCCATAGATGTCATCAAAGTGTACCCCCCTTCACTAAATGGTTCGTATGCTGAAAAATTCGGGAAGCGTATTATTTCCTCGTCATCTAATACTGTAACTAAACCACTCCAGTGTTCAATTTCAGTAGGGAAATGAACCACTATCGGTTCATCTGTAAGACTAGATTGGAATTTCTCTAACCTTTCTTGTAATGTTAATGTGGGATATCTTGGGTATATCGCATCATAAACGTGAATAGTATTATTTTCACCAAGCGCCTCTAAGATAACTGGCCCTTTGATAGACCAATCTAACTTAGGTGCTAGACCTTTCGGTATTAACCGACCAGTTCTATCTCGCCATACGAAACGAGAACCAGTAGGCTCATTTGTGATATGCAACATATTGGTTGCACCTTTGGCTAATATCCGCTGATAAAAACCACCGTTGTATTTCTTAATTTTGGTAGGGCCATTTTGTGATAGATGTGGAATAAACCTGCGTGGTGTTAATGCTAGTGATGGTTCTTCACTCCATAACACACCTGCACCTAACGATTCAGGGTCATTGAATAACGCCTCTAGTATTTCTTCGGGGTCTTTTACAGCGATGTGTTGTTTCAGAATTCGACTTTGAATAGAAGTATTCTGACTTACAGCATTCAAGAAAGCGGTTTCTCTCATTACTTTTTCACCGATAATGAATCTCCAAAACAAACGGGCTTCGATTTCATCGAGAAGGCTCGTAATTTCAAGTAAGCCGATTGCACCGTCTTTGAGGCTCTCGGCGTGTTGGATAGCCTCAGACACCTTCCAGTCTCTAGAACCGCTTACGTTGCTTTCTAGGGCTAAAACACGCCATGTTTCACGCTCACCCACCACATCAGCGATAACATCTACGAAAACACCGAACTCTTCGGCTGCTAAATTATGTAAATCGCCCTTGGTAATAATTTTTCTTTGCGGGCAAAATAGGTGATACAATTCTAGTGCATCTTTGTAATTATCAATTGATGATAGTACTTGTTGCTTATCATTACCAAGAAGGAGAGATTCATGTAATCTCGCCGCTAACGAGAATTTCATTATTTCTCACCATCGAAATCTAAAACCCAAAGTTCCTCTTTTCCGTTATTAAGAGTATCATAAACAAATCCAGTTTTTCCTCTTTTCTCTTTTCCGATTGCTTGCGACCATTCTCCAATGTGCTCAATTTCATGAACTAAATCTAAATGTGAATTAGTACAAGTGGTGTGTCTGTTGGGGCATTTCCTTCTCGGTTTTGGGTCTTGAATAGCACGTTGCCTAAAACCACACTCAGAACATTCAATGTGCCAAATTTTCATTCCTCTCTACTCCTTTCTTCTTGTTCTAACTCATCTTCAACTTCGTTTACAAACTCAACGAGTCTAGGTAGAATCTCCTTCAATTGTTCTACTGTTAATCTAACTCCATGTCGGGTGGGTTGGTGTTTTCCATCTTGCACATTGATTATGCGTAGGTCTAACCAAATCTTCTGATAGTAGTCAATGCGCCTAGCCAGCACATCTCCCTTACCATTCATCCACTTTCCTTCCATACTAGGGCTTCGCCAAATATTTTCTTCTCCCATTTTTTCCATCTCCTTTTACCAATACGTTGCTGGTTGATTTCTGAATCTAACCGGCTTGAAATCTGTTTCTTCTCCGACCTCTAAATCGTCAAGTTTGTAATCACTCCAATGTGCGATTCGATGGCGAGCGATTTCGACATATTCTTCTTCCATGTCTATCCCAATGAAATCGAAGTTTTCCATGCAAGCCGCTATTCCAGTTGAGCCACTTCCCATGAATGGGTCAAGAACTATTCCGTGTTTAGGAGTCACAAGCCTACACAAATAGGCCATCAGACTAAGTGGTTTCACGGTTGGATGATTGTTTCTATTAGAGTCGATATGGTTGTGGTTATTTCGTTCAATATGGTCTTTATCTCTCCACGCATTGTAATCAGTATTCCCTCTTTTCAATTCGGCCTTCGCTTGATTAGATAGGGCATACACCTTTTCCTCTAAACCATCACACCCCGCATTCCTCTCAGCCTGAGATACCTTCGGGCAATAAAAGAAGCGAGAGCCGCCTCCTAGTCCGTCATAGAACCCGTTTGAATCTCCTTCATTCTTTGATGATGTAGTCCATGCGTTGCCTGTTCCGCCCGTTGTGGTTTTCTTCCTTGTAGCATTCATCATGTTGCCGACACTTGGGGCTTGTTCGTCTAAGATAGCCCCTGCTACTTCATCCATGATTACATTAGCCGGAAAACGCCCTTCTGCATTTGTTGGCTCAAACCCTGTTTGCTTACCATAAACATCTCTTTCATTGTTTGTTGGTTGAAAGGGTCGTTTGTGTTCACCAGCACTTTCAATTCGACAAGCATCAATGTTCAAGCCGCCTGTTCCATACTCAAGCACATTCTCAACAACCGTTCCTATCAATGGCTTACGAGCGACACAAACAGGCTCATGGGCGGGCTTGAGAGCCGTTCCCCAACCGTCCCATTCTTTCGCCTTATCAGAACTCAATGCGTATATTTCCTCATCTCTCGATTGAGATTCAGAATTAGGTCTTTTAGCGAAATCATCTCCCCCCGACCTCGCATGGGTTTTCACCCCCAAAAATTCACCCCTCACTTCATCTATTGAATTGAAAGGTAAATTGAAGGTAGCGCAAATTGTGTTAAATTGTTCATTCGTTGGGAGGTTATGCCCTAATTCCCAATTCGCTACGCAACCTGTTAGATTTCCTGTTTTGCTTGGAAATAACTTAGAAATTTCCTTCTGTGGGATTTCATTCTCGGTTCTCCATTTCCTTAACCATTGGCCGAACCATGCAATACTCTCTCCGCCTCTCTTATCTATCGCTTTGCTGATGTTATGCGATTTGGGGAATCCACTAAAATAGAGCCAACATACGATTGAATCTCTAATCTCAAACCCTGCATCCTCGATATTAACCACCATTCGATGATAGGTTCTCGTTCCACTAAAGGCGAGTAAATGACCGCCGGGTTTCAAGACTCGTAATGCCTCCCTCCATATCTCAACCGAAGGAACGTCATAATCCCATTCTTTACCCATGAATCCGCCTTTACTTGATTTACCACTATTACGAGCCGCACTCAATCCGTATGGTGGGTCGGTCACAATAGAATCAACGGAGTTATCCTCCATAGTTTTCATTACTTCTAAACAATCACCTAAGTATAGTTTAATAATCTCATCTCCAATAAAAACTAAAGGTATTTTTCTTCAAAACAGGTTCGACAGAATTTACCAAAACGACTCATGTTCCACATTCTCCTCTTCCTTCTACACTCATCGCATCGTGAGATTTCTGCGCTCATTCGTTTGCCTCCAACATCTCAATCAATTCTCGCTTTCTCCATAACTTATCATAAGTTCTAAACGAGCCATTTTTGAAAGTTTCAGTGTGAAGCAACTTCGGTCGCTCAATTAGTTTTTTTTCAACACACTCATCAATCAATTCTTTGTGGGTTATGCTTATCCAATCTCTTTCTTCGCTCATTCTTCTTCACCTCCCTTAGTCATAGAGCAGTAGGTTCCCCATAACCAAGGTGGTACTTTCTCACCAGTTTCGGGGCAATTAGTGCCCACCACTACTCCTAATTCTACATCTCCTTCTGCTACCTCAACCATTTCTCTTCGTGTCAAGGCTTGGAAAATAGTTCCCTCTTTGTTTATGTAACGCATATACAACTTATCGCCAGCCAACAAATGATAATCGTCGGGGTCTACGTTGAACTCGTCACCACTTTCAGGACAAGTAAAGATATACGCCCATAGTTCTATTTCATCAGTAGAGCCATCTTCAAGCAATACTTCTTGCACTGAAAGAAAACTTGGTGAAAATGTTTCAAGAGGCATATCTGCTAACCTAACACCACTTTCGTATTTCCATGACTGGGCTATCTCTAACTTGTGATGTTGCTCAAGCATGAATGCATCTTGTGGGTTGGTTGGCGCTTCATAATCAGCATCGTCACTCTCAGCCATATTCACACCAATGCTCATAAGAAGTGAAGCAAACCTAGCATGGTTCTCCATTGCGTCAGCGTGTTTCATTCTCTTAACCAGTAGAAATGTATCATCAGATGTTTTCTGATATGTAAGTCCTGAACCATCGGGTGACCAAATGCCACCCACCGCAATCGAATCAAATAGTTGCTTAGCCCATTCCTGTATCTCAGGTGTTATTTCAAAACTCATAGATATTCCTCCCTCAGATTTACATCATTCTTTAAATTCGGCCACGTGTGAAATTGATTACAAGCATGACAGGGATGGAATGTGAAAGTGTCAAACACTAACAGGTAATCCTCGCCCACATCATTCCCATTTGGACAAGAGTCAAGATGAAGTTTCGCAGGTACAGCACACAACATATCTTCGGGCACATCGTTATTTTCTTCATCTTTTACCATTATTCTTAATCCAGCCTCTTCAATGTATCTTTCGTCACCATCATCATATTTAATTTTCTTTCCAACAAAGTTTTTTACTTTAAAATTAATTTCTTCACGTTCTGTGGGTTTGTATTTCATCTTATCATCTCCTTTGCGGCGGAAAGTTGCAGCATGCCCAGCCCCACCGCTGGCTGGAATATGGTACGAGTGTTAGAGGGTTTGTTAATGTGTCTCATCTCCACCCCTCAATTACTATTTTTGCTGGTATGTGTTGTAAACATGAAGCGCATCTAGCATAATAAAAATCCACAGCCCTCCATACTCTTCCACATTCACAAATTCTTTTGCCTTCTGTTTTTTCATTCTCCATTATATTTTCCTCCACATACTCTACAAGTTCTTTCTCCATTAATTCTAGGATGGTTATATTTACAAATCTCTTTTTCTTTTTTTGTTACCATTGTCACACCCCATCATCACACAATATCCTACTGACTTCCCACATTCACAATAAATCATATCATTCACCATACATTTGTATTCTCTTCTCAGGCTCATCAGCAGCAGGTTCGTTGTGATGAGGTAATGTTGGGTCTGTGCCTAATATCCTATTCACAGTCTTTCTATTATGATTCCAAATAAAACACAATGGACACCAAAATTGCCATGAATTTTTTGGATATTCTATGTGATTGTTCCCATTTATGACCCCATATTCAACTTCACCATTATGACTTTTAATGGATGCTTCCTCACTTGAACTATTATTAAAATCATAATCGGAACAGTTGCAACATTGTACTGTTACAAATGTCTCTTCAATCAATTCTTTCCCATAAACCACTACAGGTTCTTCGTGAATAATAGGATTTAGACCCATTCTTCTCGCAACTGTTGGTTTGAAAGCGATAGCAGGGTAATCAAAGAACCATTCTCCTGC